ATTGCTTTCGAGATTCGGTATTAATTTAGAAGAATTTAATGGAGGCCTGCAGACAGCAAAAGAAAACGGAGAAGAACTTGACTATGTATTGCAAACACTTGCTGGCACTGGTCTTTCAGAAGTTTATGAACAATATAGAAAAAACAATGAGGAATTAGTCGAGAGCGCAGAGGCTTTTTATGACTTACAGTCATCATTAGCAGACTTGGGAGAAGAATTAGAGCCTATTTTAACTGACATTGTTGAAGGTGCCACAGATGTAGTCGATGCTTTTAATGACCTTTCAGAAGAAAAGCAGGACATGGTATTATTCGGGGCTGCAGTGGCGGCTGCTTTAGGGCCAGTTCTTTCGATAGCCGGGAACTTATCTATTACTATAAGTACATTGACAAATGTAATTGCAAGCGCAGGAGGTTTGACTGCTGCAGTTAGTGGTCTAGCAAGTAAGTTCGGTGCTTTTGCTGTTGGTGGAGCAGTTGCTGGAGCAATTGCATATTTTGTAAAAGGGCTCAAAGATGCTAAAGAACAAATTGATATGATCAATAAAGGAATAGATGGATTGACTATCGCACAATTAAATGAAAAATTAGCTGCCCTTGAAAAAGAAAAAGCAAAATTAAATGAATTAATCAGCAGAGGGGATGAAGGATTATTTGTTGACACTTCACATGCAGAAGAAAGACTTGAAAATATCAATAAAAAAATCAAAGAAACTAAAACTCAAATTTCCGAATTAAAAGAAAAACCAGAACCAGCAAGTTCAGCTGATGAAGGGGATAGCGGTTCTGACACCGGCGGCGGAGAAGGAGGCCCCACTGAACTAGAAACTCTCCTTTCTGACTTAGATAAACAAATAGAGGATTATAACTTTGAACAAAGATTATCCGATATTGGCATAACTTGGCTGCAAGAAATAGAAAAAATAGAAAGAGAGAAGAAAAAAAAGTTAATTACGGCAGATCAGTTGGGCGCAAGTGATGAAACATTAAAAGAAATAGAACAATTCTATGTTCGACAGGTTGGAGATGTTATCGAGAATGCCAAAGAAAAATCACTTGAATTAGAAGAGCAACATGAAGATGAAATAGCTATTCTCCGTAGAGAAGGTGAAGAAAAAGAATTAGAACGATTAAGGCAGCAAAAACAAGCTGAATTAGATGCAGCGAAGGGCAAAGAAGATGCTCTAGATGAAATTAGAGAAAAATATAAAATTAAAAGGCAGCAAGTTCGTGATAAATATGATGAAATAGAAAAGCAAGCAGCAGAAAAATTACAAAATGAATTAGCTCTTATCCGAACACAGGGTAAAGAAAAGGAATTAGAAAAACTTGAACAATGGTTTGAAGATGAGCAGGAAAAAGCGAAAGGTAATGAAGAGGCTTTAACTGCCCTTAAAAAATTATATAAAGAAAAAAGACAGGATATTGAAGAAGAATATGCCGGAAAAGAACAGGAACTACAAGATGAAAGAATGGAAAATAAGTTTGCGCTTAATCAAATTTCATTACAGCAATATAAAGAATACCTCCAGGAAAGGCTGAAAGATTATGAAGAATACACAGATGAATGGCTAAAACTGAAAGAAAAAATAGATAATCTTGAAGTAACTCCCGTCGAAGTCGAAAGTGAATATACCGAAGAACTAGAATTACTCAAACAAAAAAATGAAGCTTTTGGAGATAGTTTTGATTTTGTGGCTGAAAAGACTAAGTTAGTCAAAGATACTTTAGATAGATTAATCGAAACCGGTAATAAAGACTCTTTAATTTTTACTGAGCTTAATAACCTATACAACAACTTAACCGGTGATGATGAGGCTGGATCCCTTAACTGGATGACTGACGCTTTTGTTGATTTAGGACTTGAAATTGAAACAGCTAATAAGAAATTCAAAGACTGGAAGCAAGACCTTGTAAACGGATTATCGGATGCGATAGTGAAAGGTGAAGATTTAGGAGATGTCTTTTCTAATATAGCCGACCAGATTGCAGCAATGGTTATTAAAAAAGAAATTGTACAGCCATTTGTTAATTGGGGATTAGGGGAAATAGGACTTGGCTCTGCTCATGAAGGCGCTTATGTATCTCCGAGGGGTCTGATACAGGACTTGCCCAGTTATCACTCTGGCGGTCTTCCTGGGCTTGATAGAGATGAGACAATTATCAAGGCTCAAACCGGTGAAAGAGTATTATCACGGGACCAGAATGAGGCCTTATTGAGCGGCCAGCTTGGTGGAAATACAAATGTAACATTAATACAGGCAGTTGACTCTAAGTCTTTTCAGCAGATGTTAGCAGAAAATCGGGCCACTGTTACTCAGCTATCAGTTGAGGACATAATGAAAAATGGCCAGCTCAGAAAAGTATTAAAGCAGTATCTATAAGGTGATGATAATATATGGCACTACAAAAATTTGATTTTGAATATAAAAATGCTTGGCAAGATGGCATTAGATACAAAACATTAGTTACGCAATTTGAGTCCGGGAAAGAACAGAGACGTTCAAAAGGGGCAGCCCGGAAAGTTTTCAAGCTGCAGTTCGATAAGACAACCAATTATAATGATGATGCTCAGGAAATATGGGACTTCTTTCGCGCCCGAAAAGGCCGGTTCGAAAAATTCCTCTGGGATTACAAAAAAGCAGACGGATCTGTTGAAGAAGTAACTGTCAGATTTGATGAGGATAATCTAAGTCGGGAAGCGTTTTTGACTAAGGCTTACAGTTTTGGCTTGACTTTAATCGAGGTGATATAAATGGATAAAAAAATAAAAGATGCTTTAGGGTATATTAAAAAACAGAAAGAAAATATATCCAAAAGACACAAAGAACGGTGCAAAGGTGTAGAAGGTACTTGGGACACCGAAGGGCACGTTATCAAAAATGAATTAGAAGCTAGATATAAAGAATTGTCTATTATCGAAAAGAAATTAACGGGTAAAGACTGAGGTGATATAAATGCCTAAAGACATTAACACAACAATGCAAACCGAAAAAGATGCGGAACAAAATCAGCCGGTTGAGTTATACCAGGTATATCTTGATGAAGAAACATTATATCTTGCAAACCATCCGGAAAATATTGAGTTTTTTGATGAGAACGGCAATGCTCAAACATATTATGCAGCTGCATTAAGCCGGTCTAAGGTTGAAACTAATACCGACACGAAAGTCGATAGCACAAAAGTGCAGCTGGATAATGTTAATCGTGAAATGTCAGCGTACATTGCTAATACCGAATTTGTCGGGCGCAAGATGAAGATATGGAAAGTGTTCACCAATCAGCTTGACAGCCCCGATAATTACATCCCAGTTTTCGACGGTTATATGGATAAGCCGGAAATCAATCAATACAGTATGTCGGTAACGGTTGTAAGTAATCTTGACACACTCGATAAGCGGTTGCCCGGCCGGACTTTTTCTCCGAAGTGCCAGTGGGTGTTTGGATCCGAAGAATGCGGAGTTACAGTACCGACAAAATCGGGGACTATTGATTCTATAAGCGGAACTACAATTAATGATAGTGATATAACGGAAGCCGCTGATTACTGGAAGCATGGAACTATTGAATCTGATAATGAGAGCCGTGTAATAACTGGGTCCGGAAGTGGTTATGTCGAAGTAGAATATCCATTCACAACTGACATAGAATCCGGAGATAGTTACAATATGAAAGCGGGTTGCGACAAGTCATACGACAGCGGTCATGGTTGCACGTTTTGGAATAACACTCAATACTACGGCGGGTTCTTATCAATACCCAAAATAAGGGATATTAGAGAAGTATGAAAAATATTATAAGAAAATATGTAGGCAAAAAGTATAAGCATAATGGCAGAGAGGGTATTCTGGACTGCCTCGGTCTGGTTGTGTCTTTTTTGCGTGATAATGGAATTGAAATCCCGTTTGATGACGGTAAAAGAATAGACAAAAACTGGTACGAAAAAGAGCCACAACGGCTGGTTGAGGGGTTTGCACAGTATGGTAATGTAATACTATTCGAGAAGTTGCAACCGCTTGATGTGATTATATTTGCGCTTGACAAAAAGACACCAACACACATCGGAGTTATGGTCGATAATATGAAGTTTTTGCACATTGTAGAAAATAGTACAGCCAGATTAAGCAGAATTAAACACTGGAAAAAGTATTTTTACACAGCTTTTCGTATAGAAAGAGGGTGAAATTATGGGAGTAGGAGCAGTAGCAGGAGCAGTTATAGGTGGATTCGTCGGTGCTAACACAGCAGTAGCAGTCGGAACTGCAATTTCTGTTGGATTTTCACTCGGAAATGCTCATGATAATTACAAAGAAGCGCAGGAAATGCAAAAAGAGTTAAGTCAATCTCAGACGTATTCATTTGGCCCGATTAGAAATACGAAATCTCATGAAATACCTATACCGGTTGTCTATGGTCGTAATAGAGTAGCAGGAAATATTATATACCAAAAAGTTACTGGTGAAAAAGACCGGTATATGGACATACAAGTTGCACTCGGAGAGGGACCAGTTAATGCAATTACTGGCGTAAAAGCAGATGAAAATAGCATATCAGTTGACAAATATCTTGGTACCCGGTCGCAATCAGCAGACTCAGTTAATGACCAGGGGCAGACTTTCCCTTATATAGCTTATATATCCAAAACCCTTGATGCTGAAAAATTAGAAATAAGTGGGGCTCCGACAATTACGAGCATTATAGAAGGCCGTACAATTGAAATCTGGAACGGTTCTAGTTGGGTAACTCAATACAGTAATAATCCCGCTTATTGTATCCTTGATTTTCTGACTAACAGTAGATACGGCCTCGAAATTGACAATCAATATATTAATCTTGACAGCTTCAAAAATGTAGCTAGTTACTGTAACGAAGATGTTGACGGAGAAAACAGATTTGAACTTAATATGGTAATTGACAGCAGACGTTCAAGTCTTGACATTATACAAGATATGCTTTCTTGTTTCCGGGGATTTCTTATATACACTGACGGTGAATTAAAATTAAAAGTAGATGCTCCAGAAGCCCCGGTTCAATCTTTCGACATGGATAATATAATCGAAGATTCTTTTTCTTATAACAAAACTGGCAAAGACGAAAGGTATAACCAGGTAATTGTGAATTACACGGATCCGAATGAACACTGGGAAAAAATTGGAGCGCAATATTCAGATGATAGTGACATTGAAAAGCGGGATGTAATCAAAAAAGAGATTCCCTTGATTGGTATTAACAGATTTTCGCAGGCCGGAAGAGAAGCCCGTTTCTTTCAAAAGAAAAGCAAATATTGTCCGACATTTGTTTCCTGGAAAGCTGGAATTGACTCTATACATTGTGAAGTTGGAGATGTAGTTACAGTAAGTCATGATGTTCCAGAATGGACCGGCAAAGAATTTCGTATACTCCAGATTGCTGAAGCTGAAAATGATGAAATGGAGATAGTCGGCCAGGAATACAACGAAGCTATATACTCTGATGATGGGGTAGTGGAGCAAATTACGAAGGATAGTGATTTGCCTAATCCCTTTGAAGCTCCTGATAGTGTTACAGATTTGTCTTTAGTTGAAAACGCCGATGTTTTAGAAGATGGCACCTGGAGTCCGGGTATAAAAGTTTCATTTACTCAGCCCGACTATGTAATATGGGATTCTGCTTACATATATATTAGTAGTGATGATGGAGCAACTTGGGATTTTATTACTAATATAAGTGATACAGAATATACTATTAAACAGCTCCCACCAGATACTTATAAAGTTAAAGTGGTATCTAAATCTAAACAGGGCCGAAAAGAGGACTTTGGCACCGCCAATACTGGCCAGATTACGGTTTCCGGCAAAGATGCAAAACCCTCTGATGTCAACTGGGGAACATGTGATTTTGATAGGACT